TTTATTTAATAAAGAAATTCAGTTCAATTTTCTCAATAGTACGATTAGGCTCTAATGTAATGTTGCAGTGGAAAGTCTTTGTTTTTCTTTCATACTCAGAAGCCGAGGTTTCAACACTATAAGAGTACAACCCTCTCTTCTTTTTAATCTGTTCAAGAAACATCACTACTTCATTATTGAACTTGCTCCAAGTAATTGCGTCGTTCATTTCAAAAATAAAGAATCTTGCAAAATTTTCAATACTCTTCTTACAATATAATACTAATCTAACAATATTCAAATCTTGCAATGCGGATGGTTTAGCTTGAGAAGTTAACTGAGACCAAACAACATAACCAGAACTAAATTTAACTATATCATTAATCTGTTTTAAATAGAAACCATCTCTCTGTCCAAGTTTTGGATTATATCTTAATTCTTTAATTGAATCAATTGCCGCTCGATTATAACCAGCTGCTGCATACCACAATTCTGCAACATTATCATTTCTGGGAAGAATATAAGACATATGATAGATTGGACTTACCCAGATATCTTGTCCGGTGAAAATATCATACACTTTATTATAACACTCATAAAGAGCAGTATAATAATTATTATATGTATTGGTATTATCTCGTGCAGCAATGGCTAAGTTATAAGATGCATTATCTCCGTTATCTAGAATTGCAACACAATCTCGTCTAGTCTGAACTAAAGTGGAGATTTGTGTTTTAACACCAGAAGGATATCCAGCATCAAATACCATAGTAAAGTAAACATTTTCTGTATCTGTAATTAAATCTTCAGTTACTCCGGTTACTGGATTAACTAATGTTCCAGCATAACCTTCTGATAAAACCTGAGTAGCAACTGCGGTATCTAAATCTCCAGAAGAATCTAATAATGTTCCATCAGAACCTTTCTTAAAGGGAACTGGAGTTGAAGAAATAAATGCATCAGCAATAGAAGTATTTGACTTTTTGATTTCATAAGTAATTGTGCTAGAATTATCAAAAGCTGATAAATCTCCAACCCAACCTCTAGAAGCAGTAGATAAATCTCTTCCATCAAAAACATTTACATGATCATAGTCAGTCCCAGTTGCTGCGCCTAACCAACCATATAAAATATTTCCTTTTCCGTCTTTAGCAATAACCATGTAGTCAGCATTTCCAGCTTCTGGAGTTGTTTCCCAATCTGTAAATACCTGTTTGTTATCACTAATTTCTGCGGTTGCTGCAGTTTCCACTACTGCGACTGTTCCAATATCTTTATCAAAGATTCTTCCAACCATATCATATCCGCCAGTATAATCCCCATTCGCAAGAGTCATTTCACATCTTAAAACAGAAGAATATGTTTCTAAAATGTAAGTGATAAAAATAGAATCTCCAGATCTGTCAACCGCCTTTGGATCAAATGAAACTTCAAATGATTCAATGATTACATCATCCCCATCAGATTGTTTTTCATAAACATCCAAAACATAAACACCACTAACCATTGGGTTTGAATGTTCTGTTAATCTAATAGAAATAGCATTGTAATATTCTCCTCTTCCTATTGGATATAACATACAAATTGGATAAACAGTTCCAGTAGTTGCTAAATTAGTTTTAATCTCATCAATAGTGTTTAAACTATCAACGTAAGTAACGGTAATAGATGCAGTGGCATCCGCAGGTGCTAAATTAGCATTAATTTTGATGCACGCAAAAGTTGCATCGTCAGGAAGACATCTCATAAAATAAAGAGCTCCTGATTCCCCAAGGAAATTATACGCTTCGTATAATCCTTGTCCATAGTTCTTTCCGTAATCTCTAATATCTGGTTCTCCCCATCCAGATATTAATTCTGCTCTAGATCCAACAAAAGTAAATTGGTTGTCTTTTCCTTTCTTCGTTAATGCCATTAAACACCCAATTGTTGACGGGACTTGGGCAACGTAGGATGAAAGGTCTATAATTTTAGAATATACGCCAGGACTCACGTTAGCCATTTGATTTTATTCCTATTTCTAATTTTTATTTTTTTGTTTTCTATTAAGTTTTAACCTTTCCTACAATTCTAAGTATTTAAAAGTAAATATACCATATAAAAAGTAATTGTCTAGCAGACGTTTTCACGATGCTTGGGAAAGTTACGCGGGCATACAGATTAAACGGTCCACCATATCCCCCAGCATTACTAGCTGCAGTATACAGTCCAGCTTCACTAAGATTAAACCCATTAGCATCATCTGCACCCAATGTTGTTGATACTCTTGAAATCAACCAATAGTTATAATTATCTCCATCTTGCTCAAAATCAATTGCTGTATCAAATTTATGCTTATAATAACCAACATCAGGGACTAATCTATAATCTGCACATGTTATTGCATCGGTAGCATTAATCATAACTGGATTATCTAAATCAGTATCTAAATTCGTTGGGGATGTTGGATTCAAAGGATCACCAACTGGACATCCACCATTTCCTACACCAAACCATGTAATATATTCTGTTGGTTGAGGAATAATATTTGCATTAATTTCATTAAAAGCTCTTGAAATTAACCATTCTCTACCAAGGTAAACTACAAGATTTGATTTTCCAATTAATTTTTTATCTTCATCATTATTTAATTCATAAATTTCAACAAACCCTTTTGGTCTATCAGGGTTTCTTTTAATTTTAATATTTGAACTATCGGTTAAACAATCACTTAGTGAATCTGTAATTTTAACCATTAAATCTTTATCGTTCATGTTTTTATAATATCCTTTTTTATATTGTATGGTAGACTAAATTTATTGTTTGTTCATTATAATTGAATGGATCAGAAAAATAATTTAGATAAGAAACAAACTTATTCTAAAAAAGTTCCACAATTAGAACAAAATTTTAAATGGGATTTAGATTTCTTTCCACAAGTTTTACATAATTTTCTTGATTGAATTGTTAATGGTTTTTCGACAATTTTTCCAGATTCTTTTGTTCCAATTAATCTTAGTATAATTACTCTTTTTGTATCTTCTAAAGCACCAATATTTCCATAAGTAAATGATTGATTAACCTCTGACCCTTTAACTGTTATTCCGTCATCGATTTGAGGCATACTAGTACAACAATTATTAACAGAACAATTAGAGGAAGTATATGTTACAGATGAATTTAGTAAACTTGTATCATTAATTGTTACTGTTCCGATGGTCCAAGGATATGGATAATAGTAATAATGATAGTGATAATAATCTGAACTTACAATAGGTATTATTTTTTCAAACTGATATTCAATTCTTATAATACCATCATCAATTCTATCGCCGCGATAATCTGAAATTTCTTTAGTTTTCTTGATAAATTTAAATTTGTTTTTAGCAATACTTCCTTTCATAAATCCTTCTAATTCAATTTCAGTATTTGGATGAATAATTAATGAATTACCATCCAAAACATCTTGTCCATCAATAGAAATTTTTACTAGTACGTTTCTAGTTTCTAAATTTTTAATTAGAAGGGAATACTCTGAATTAAATGGAAGGAAACAAACATCTTTATCTTCTCTTAAAATCTTACCATTACTTTTTACTACACATACTAACCCTGCATTGTACATCATTTTCACTACCTCCTTTTTACTGAGTACTGACTAAACTCATAATTTATTTTTAAAGTCAGTTGGATTTTTGATGGTATAATCCATCATATATTTGTTCTAAACTTTATAGAAAATCAGTTTAAAAACAAACTACTACATATATTAATTTTTGAGAAAAACAAGTAAGACCTAACCTTATTGAATTTTTGAGTGGTATGTGTGTTAGGCACATAACCACCCCTTTTTGTTCAAATTTTTGTTTTTAGAATTTGAAAGGATTATTTATAATCCTATATTATATTTATGTGCCTCTTTTTATAATCATAAATAACAATAATGCTAATGAAAGAATTACTATTACTCTTAAAACAATTAATATAATCATAATATTCCTCCTATATATTTGTTCAAAAATTTTAGTTTATAATCAAATTACTACATATATTAATTATTGAAATAAAAAATTTATCAACAAAGGAGATTATTACTATGACAAGAAAACAATTGGATAAGTATTTAAATGTGGTTAAAAGACATCTTAATAAACATTTTGAATTAGAAAACGGTCTCAGAAGATTATTTCATTCTGAAGTTGAAATCAATGTTGGAGATGAGATTTTAACTGGCTATATTAGTCTAGTTGAAAAACTGTGCGGCGACGAGGGAGAAAATATTTCTTGGTATATTTTTGATAATAATTTTGGAAAAAATAAACGGTCAAAAAATGGGAAAGTTATTGATAATACCAGAAAACTTTTAAATTTAATTGGGGAGAAAAAATTTGAATATGATTGAGCTAAATGGAAAATATACTAATGCTAAAATCATGATTGATCATGTTGATGAAAATTGCATGA